CAGATCAAAGGTTATAGAAGTATCTGATGCAGAAATTAAGTCACATGATTTAGGAGAAAATTTATAATGGCATTTAATGATGGAGAGCCTTTAGACGCTGCAAAGCTTGGGGCATTAGAACTGCAGATTAATAATCTAAGCGCTAATATACCAAAGATCGGTGCATCTACTACAAATGTTACTGTAAATAATCAGACAGTCCAACAAGCAAATATTCCACAAATAGTGGGAAATGCATTTGGAGAACCATGGGCATTAAAATTAGGACATAACACTAAAGACTTTCAGTTTCCAGGAACTGGATTAAATAGCATTCCTAAGGCAGTAATTCTTACTACAAGACACGGTGGGTCTAAGAATGTTTGGACTCCAGCAGTAGGTACAAAAACTGGAAGCATAACACAATCTGGTTTTACGGCACACGTATTCTTGCCAAGTGGTTGTACTCCACACAATATCTATATCAGCTATATGGCAATCTGCTACTAGTTGACAACACAAGTTAATATGTTACACTTACGGTGTAACATCAAAGTCACGCACCCGTGACTTTTTTCGTATAAAGGCGAACAATGAGCAACGATTTAAAGTGGATGCTTTCATCCGACCAGCAGTTTCCATATCAAGATGACAAGATGATTGCCCTATGGTTTAAGGTAATGAAGTGGTTCAAGCCAGACGTCGTAGACTATCTTGGAGATACAGACGATCAAGCTTGCTACAGCAAGTATACAGAAGGAAGATCGGCTGAGTTTTTAAACTATCACAAGACAGAAAGCGGAGACCTTATTGTTCCAATGATGCGTCACGAAGCAAAGGGTGCAAGAGATTTCTATGCAAAGACAAGAGACATGCTTCCAGATGCTCAATTATTTTCTGCCTTAGGTAATCACGATATTAGGGTATTTAATTATGTAGATGCAAAGCTTCCAGAATATATTAGCGAAGTAACTCCAGAATCTTTGTGGAGCCTTGATTCCTTAGGATACGAATATATTTATTACAATGAACTTCCTAAGCGTCGCTTTGGAGATATTCACGTACATCACGGTCTTTCTATTGCAGCAGGCGGAGCAGTAAGAAAAGATATGGAAGATCTACAGGTATCGTTAATCCGTGGACATTCACATAGAATTGCTTCTCACATGGTAACATATGAACTTAGAAACAATGGAGAAGGGGAAACTCTGCGTGGCTATGAAATTGGACATATGTGTGACGAAAAGAGTGATGGTATGAAGTATAGCCAGCATCATGACTGGCAAAAGGGATTTGCAATTGCACATATTGTAAACGACTATCCACACATTCAAATGATTCACGTATCTCCAGACTACTCATGCGTAGTTGATGGAAAGGTGTTTACTTTATAATGTGGTGCCAAAAATGTAATGGCAGGGTTTTTGTGGATAGAGTATTTTCACAAAAATTACATATGGAGCTATTCTGCATAATGTGTGGAAAGCGTTGGATGATTAATAAGGAAACGAGTGCTTTCGGTAAATGGCTAGATCAAAAAGAAACGGCAAATCAAAAAGCTTACGGTATTTCTTCTTAAACGATAAGATACACAAGGTATTAAAGCTTTCAAGGTCTAAAGACGAATTGGTTGCTTGGTGCTATCCAGATAAGAAAAGATATATGTACTCCTATTCTCAAGTTAAAAAGCATATGGAGAATGCATATGATCTAACTGAAGTTGGATCAATACTGGGCAAGCACAGAGTAACTATACTTGATTACATACTTGAAGGAAAGATTGTTGCCCCACAGAAAGTTTATCCAATAGGCAATCCAGAAAGCACATGGTCAAAATATATGTTTAATCAAAAAGACATATATGGACTACATGAGTTTATTTTAGATTCAGGGCATGCTTCAAACATGCCTTCTAAAATAGAATTAACAGCGCTTCTCAAACACAACATTATATTGTATACTAAGACCGAGTCGGGATTCGTACCAGTATGGAAGGCGGAGTAGTGGAAAAGGGAAGAACTGTTAACTGTGAGCTTTGTGGAAGAGACATAGAAGTTCGTTGGGGAATATTTGCCAACGAAACATTATCAAGACATAAGAAGGCGGAACATAAATGACAACGAAGGTAAAAGTAGACCTGTCTTTTACAAGAAATCTTGGGAACTATGAAAGTATTAAAATTGGAATAGGCATTGAAGATGATGTACGACAAGGTGAGAATGTTGATGCTGCAACAGAACGTGTATACAAATTTGTTGAAGATAAGCTAATCCAAAAAACTCGTGAGGTAGAAGAGGAGCTTAAGGGTGGCAAATGATAGATCTCCATACATCTTAATGTCAATGTATCAGGCACTATATAAAGAAAGATATGGCACTGAGCCACGAATGAATAAGTTTCGTGAGAAGTGGGCTATGCAAGATGTCATTGATAGTGTAGGATTAGATCGTGCAAAAGAGATACTGTCGTACTACTTTACACTACCAAAGGGTGGCCACCCACTACAATTCTTTCTGTATAACTTTGATAGAATAGATGCGGCTATTTCAGAGGCTGAAAAAGATAAAGAACGTCGTCGTTTGTTATTAGAGGAAACGAAAAATTTAGTTGAAAGAGGCGGCATAGAGTGAATACAGAAGCAACATTAATTTCTGCTGTATGTAAGAATAAAGATATTAGCACACTGCTGGCAGATAACGTAGACGAACTCTTTACATCCCATAGAGATATCTGGGAAGGTTTAAAATCTTATTACTATAAGTTTAAAGCTGTACCAGAAGCTGGTGTGCTGCTTGAAAAGTTTAAAGATTTTGAGATTGACCCAAACGCAAAAGCTGAGACTGGATACTATTTAGACAAACTAAAGAACGAGTATCTAACTAATAGGCTAAAGAATATTATTCTTAAGAGCGGCTCAATGCTTAAAGAAGATGCAGCATCTAGAGTTCTTGAGCAAATGCAAGTTCAGTTATCTTCTCTTAGCAAATTTACTAGCAATGTTAGAGATTTAGATGTTACTGATATTGAAAATGCTACAAAGCACTTTGAGGCAGTAAAACTTAGGTCTGCTGAAATGGGCGGATCTCCAGGAATTAAAACTGGATTTGAAGCTATTGATTTAGCATACCCAACTGGTATGGCTCCTGGACACCTTATCGTTGCTATTGGCTGGCCAGGCCGTGGTAAGACATGGTTTACATCCTACCTCGCATGCAAGGCTTGGGAACAGGGATTCAAGCCAATGATTGTTTCACTTGAAATGTCACCAGAAAATATGCGTGACCGTATATTTACAATGTTAGGCTCTGGACTATTTCGTGCAAGTGATTTGTCAAAGGGTGACATCAACATTGACGACTTCCGTTCTTGGGGTAAAAAAAGATTTGATGATAAGAATGGATTCGTTCTTGTATCAAATGAGGGAATGGCAGAAGTTACTCCTGCAACTATTCAGGGTAAGATTGATCAGCACAAACCAGATTTAGTTATTTTAGATTATCATCAGCTGTTTTCAGATAATAAAAAGTCTATGGGTGCTACAGAGCGTAACATGAATATCTCTCGTGAGTTTAAAATGTTAGCAATGAGTAATAACATTCCTATTATTGATATTACTGCAGCAACTATGGACGATGTATCAGATCAGGATAATCCTCCGATGCTATCTCAGGTTGCTTGGTCTAAGGCTATTGAATACGATGCTGATATGGCTATTGCAATTCATAAATATACTGGAACAAATATGGTTGAGGTGGTTTCAAGAAAGAATCGTCATGGTCAAGAGTTTGGCATGTATCTAGATTGGGATATCAACCGTGGTATCGTCAAAGAGATTTACGAGAATCCTTTTGCGAATGACGCACAAAAGAATTAAAAGATTTCAGGTTGACGTTGAGTTTGGTGATAATGCACAGCTTATAAGTTTAAGGCCTCAGTACGAAAACTTGTTGGTACACGACATGAGGTCAAAAGGATACGTCAGGGTACTTGACATAGACCCAGCGTTTTCGGTAGAATTCACAGGTGAAACATGGAAGTTCTTAATGACTCTTCATGGCGTATACGTAGGAAAGAAGAAGGCATGGCAATCGGAGGGTATAATACAAAGCAAGTTGATACCACGCAATATTCCCCAGCACACATTAAGTCAATATTAAAATCAATTGGCTTAGAGATAGTTGGAGAAACAAATAACGATTTCCTATGCTATTGCCCATTTCATTCAAATAGACATACATCAAGCTTTAGCGTAAGTCGTGAGAAAGGCGCTTTCATTTGTTTTAATCCAGCATGTGGAGAAGCTGGAACCTTATTAGATTTAGTTAAAAGAACAATGCAGAAGAATGATTTTGAGTCTATGAGGTTTATATCCTCAAAAGAAACAGAGGCATTAGAAAACTTTGATGAGCTACTTAATGATGCAGTATCAGACAAGCCTGTATTTGAAGAGTTTCCTTATGAAACTTTAGTTAAATTAAATGATGATTTGGTTACTGAATGGAAAGCCCAAAGGTACTTTGAGTCCAGAGGAATTACTATGGAGTCTGGAAAGTATTTTAATTTAGGGTATTCAAAAAATATGGACATGGTTACAGTGCCAGTTCACAGTCCAGACGGAATGCCAATTGGTATTGTAGGAAGATCAATAGAAGGAAAGTCATTTAAAAACAGCACAAACTTACCTAAGAGCAAAACTCTTTTTAATATTCACCGTGCTAAAAAAATTGGCGGAAATGTAATAGTTGTGGAGTCTAGCTTTGATGCAATCCGTGTGCATCAGGCTGGCTTCCCAAACGTTGTTGCTACCCTTGGTGGCTTTTTGTCAACAGAGCAACAGCATTTACTAAACAGATATTTTAATAAGATATTAATAATGACAGACTCAGATTTAGCTGGCAGGCAATTGGGCTTAAGCATAGCTAATAAATTAAAGATGAAAGACCTCTTGTGGGCTTCTTACGAATATGGTAAGATATATCCACATGATGCAAAAGATGTGGGCGATATGACTGATGAAGAGATTAAAGCCTGTATTAAAAACGCTGTATCCGATATAGAATACAGATCCTGGAACTCGTGATATAATACAAATACAGATGGATTTACACCATCAATTACACAAGGAGATATAAATGAGTATAGTAAAAGGTCTAAAAGACTTAAACAAGGCACTAGATAAGCCAACATACAGTGGCGGAGATGAAAACAAAGGTCGCTGGCTAAAGATTGAAGATGGCGAAAGCGTAAAGATCCGTTTCTTGCAGGAACTAGATCCAGATTCACCAACATATAATGACAAGCTTGGTTGCGGATTTATCGCATTAGAGCACACAAACCCAAAGGATTACCGTCGTAAGGCTCTAGACACAATGGAGACCGAAGGCCGTGACTGGGCAAACGAACAGCATCGTAAGGATCCAAAGGCTGGCTGGAAGGCAAAGACACGCCTTTACATCAATGTATTAGTAGATGACGGCAAGGAAGAACCATACGTTGCAATCCTTTCACAAGGCACAAGTGGAAAAACAATCACACCTACTCTTATTGAGTATGCTGGCGAAATTGGAAGCATTACTAATCTGATGTGGCGCATTAAGCGTAATGGGCTTAAGACAGATACAAGTTATACAATCATTCCACTCGCAAAGGATGAAGCTCCATTTGATTTCTCAGGTCTAGAATTGTTTGATCTTGAGAAGACAGCAGTCAGACACGTTCCATATGCAGAGCAAGAGGCTTTTTATATGGGCGAAGGCGGAAGCGCAGAAGAGCCTTCTTCTACAAGCAGCAGCCTAGACTGGTAACATTAAACAATAGGGCCAGTCTATTGACTGGCCCTATTGTATTTAGTAGAATAGCAACATGATATCATACGAAATACCAGATCCATTTACTACATTTGTTACTAAAAAGTATCAAAACTATACTGGAATGGTTTATGATTTCTTTGCCAGAGAATGGCATTTAAAGTGTGCTTGTTGCAAAGAGGACCTATATGCACCAAACAAAAAGCTTATGACAAAGATTAGACTTTATCATACTAGAAACGAATGCACAGGCGGATATTAATGAGTTTTACGCACTTACACGTTCACTCCTATTATTCATTAATGGATGGACTTAACTCACCTAAAGAATTATGTCAGGCAGCGCTAGATGCTGGACAAACTGCAATTGCAATCACAGACCATGGTACTCTCTCGTCACACAGAGATATGCAGATTGCTGCAAAGGAAATTGGCATTAAGCCGATTCTTGGTGTTGAAGCGTACATTTCTCCAACAGATAGGTTTGACAAGTCTTCTAAAACAGACAAGAGTATTCAAGCCTATAACCATATTATTTTGCTAGCTAAAAATAAGACTGGGTTGGAGAATATTAATATCCTGCAGGAGCTTGCCTGGAACGAAGGCTTTTATCATAAGCCACGTATTGATAGAGAGGTATTAAAAGAATATGCTGAAGGTATTATTGTATTGTCTGGATGCCTTAATGGGCTTATCTCTAAGTGCATCGAAAGGAGCGAGTTTTCTGAAGCTAAACTTATTCTCAAAGACTTTAAGAAAACTTTCGGTGAAGATTTTTATATTGAGGTTCAATCTCACAACCCGAAAGAGGTTAACGAAAAACTCTTAGAGTTGGCGGACGAGCTAAAGATTAAGGCGGTAGCAACAGGAGACGCACACTTTGCTAAAGAAGAAGATAGAATCCTAGAAGAAGCATTGCTTATTTTATCTACATCTCCAAAGGCAGACAAAGACACAGACTTTGATATGTCTAGAAACATGAAGAACATGTTAGATAGATTTAACTATCTTTATCCTGATCGTAGAATTTCATTCCAAGATATGAATCTATTTATCCAGAGTCGCTCTGAAATTGAGGCTGACTTTAATAAGGCTGGAATTACTCGTAAGGATATTTACGATAATACAATAGAGATTACTAATAAAATTGGAGACTATGAATTCCATAGCGGACTAGACCTTCTACCAGTACCAAAAACAGATGCTGATGAAAGACTAAGGTCCCTATCTGAAAAGGGCTTAGAGAGCCTTCAGAAGGCTTCAGACCCAATTTATATAGAGCGCCTAGAAGAAGAGCTCTCAGTAATTGCATCTAAAAACTTTGCGTCCTACTTCCTTGTTGTAGCCGATATGATTAACTGGGCAAAAGAAAATGGCATTAAGGTTGGTCCAGGTCGTGGCTCTGCTGCTGGATCCTTAGTTTGTTATGCATTAGGAATTACAGATGTAGATCCAATTGAATATAACCTTTTGTTTTTCCGATTTATTAATCCAGAGCGAAATGACTTTCCAGATATTGATACAGACTTTGAAGACCGTAGACGTAAAGAAGTTAAAGACTATTTAAAGAAAAGATTTAAGCATGTTGCTTCTATCTCTACATATACTTATTTTAAGGATAAGGGTGTAGTTAGAGATGCTGCTCGTGTATTTATGGTTCCGCTTCAAGAAGTTAACCGTGCAATGAAATCAATTGACACCTTTGAAGACTTTATGGAGTCTCCAAATACAAAAGAATTTAGAATGAAATACCCAGAAGTTGTTTGGCTTGCAGAGCGTTTACGTGGACGCATTCGTTCTGTTGGAGTTCACGCTGCTGGAGTTGTGGTGGCAAAAGATGATCTTAGAAAGTATGCTCCAGTAGAATCTCGTGCAGATGCTAATGACGATGTATCTGGACGTATCCCAGTTGTTGCATATGATATGGATACAGTCGCAGATATCGGACTCATTAAGCTTGATGCACTTGGACTTAAGACTTTGTCTGTTATATCAGACACTTTGTCATCAATTAAAAAGAGAACTGGCAAAGATATTAATCTTTCTAGTCTTAAATTAGACGATCCAAAAGTCTACAAGATGCTAAGCGATGGTTATACCAAGGGAGTTTTCCAGGCAGAAGCAACCCCATACACAAATTTGCTTATCAAGATGGGCGTGGATAAGTTTGAAGACCTTGTTGCATCAAATGCTTTGGTAAGACCAGGAGCTATGAACACGGTTGGAGCAGCTTACATTGACAGAAAAAATGGTAAAGAGGCTGTTGATTTTAGCCATTTGATTATGAAAGAGTTTACCGAAAACACATATGGTGTTATTATATATCAAGAGCAGGTTATGCAAGCCTGTGTGTATTTAGGTGGCATGTCTTGGTCAGAGGCTGATAAGGTCCGCAAGATTATTGGAAAGAAAAAGGATGCAAAAGAGTTCGACCAGTTCAAAGATCAATTTATTGATGGGGCTTCAAAACACATTACTAAGAAAAAAGCAGAGCAGCTATGGCACGACTTTGAAGCTCATGCTGGATATTCTTTCAACCGTTCTCACGCTGTTGCTTACTCTATGCTTAGCTACTATACTGCTTGGCTTAAGTCCTATTATCCTCTTGAGTTCATGTTTTCAGTTCTTAAAAACGAAAACGATAAAGATGCGAGAACAGAATATTTAATTGAGTCTAAGAGACTAGGCATTAAAGTAAAGCTTCCACATGTAAATGAGTCTGAGATGTACTTCTCTTTAAAAAATGACTCGATTGTTTTTGGTTTAGCTGAGATTAAATTTATTTCAGACAACATTGCAAATAAAATAATAGAAAAGAGGCCATATAAAAACTATGATGACTTTATTGAAAAATCATCGCAAAAAGGTAGCGGTATTAACAGCAGGGCTGTCTCTGCTCTTAATGCCATCGGTGGTGCGGCGTTTGATGATAATCCAAGACAAGGTAACGAAAAAGACAACTACTACGAATACCTAGGCATACCAACATTTAATTTGGACCTACCTCCAAGAATTAAATCTCAAGCACGACCTATTTCTGAATTTGATGACCTAGGTTCGTTTGTAATGTTTGGAATGGTAAAGGCAATTAAAAGAGGAACTGGATGGGCCAGAGTAGAGCTTGTTGATGAAACAGGATCTATTGGACTATTCCATACAGAGCAAACACAAATTGAGACTGGGCAGATGTACTTTATCCTTGTCGGAGATAATCGTATTGCTAGATACATTAAGGTTGGAGACATTGATCCCAAGTCCGACGATTTGTTTGTAGATTACCTGTATCGTAAGGAATATGATTTAGAAGAAGATGAATATATAGTTGTTAACTTTACTCCATACAAAACAAAAGCTGGCAAAATGATGAGCCACATAGTTTTGTCTAATGCAGATAAAGAATTAACTAGAGTAATTGTTTTCCCAACTATGTACAAAATGTCTTTAGCAAAGATGCGTGAAGGAATGAAGTGTAAGCTGGTTCTGTCAAAACTTGACGACGGAACTTTAAATGTTAAGGAGATACTATAATGTCAAGCGAAGAAGAAGTTATTGCCTCGCTCAGCACAAATAAAATATTGGTGGCAATCCTAGAGTCTTTGGGTAAAGTTTCAGTACCAACCCTGACATTTTTAGATGCTTCCAATGAGGATAAAGAATTAGTTATTGACTATGACGAGGAAGGACCGTCATTTGTTTTTAGTGTAAAGGCAAAGCAAAATAATGGGTAACAGTTTAGTTACAGACTATGGATTAGATGCACTCTCTGCAGTACTTCATGAGACCGCTATTGAAAAAGGTTTCTGGGATGGAGATTACAGTAATGACAAAATTGGAAACAAGTTAGCACTTGTTCATTCTGAAGTTACTGAAGTGCTTGAAGCAATTAGAAAGTCTAAGGGCAGCGAACATATTGTAGAAGAAATTGCAGATATTTTAATTAGAACATTAGATGTATACGCAGCAATGAGAAATGAAAATGTAGTTGTAGATAGTCTAGATGAAATTCTAAATAAAAAGATTAATATAAATAAAGATAGGCCAAGGCTTCACGGAAACCTATTTTAAATGGTATACTAGGAGAAAGAAAAGGTTAATATGAAAATAGATATCGATAGTGTACTATCAAAATTAGATCCAAAAACAAGACAAAGAGTTCAATCAGCACAAGATGTAAAAGTAGAAAAGCAATTAACGCCAAGCATTGGTTTAAACATGGCGCTCAGAGGAGGACTTGGTTACGGTAGACAAGTTCTTGTATGGGGAAATAAGTCTGCTGGAAAGTCTTCTTTTTGCTTACAAATGATAGCCCTTGCACAAAAAGAAGGAAAGACTTGTGCATGGATTGATGCTGAGGCATCTTATGATCAGTCTTGGGCAGAAGCTTTAGGAGTTGATTCTTCTAAACTAATTTATTCACCAGCAAAAACTGTTAATGACATGGTAGATGTTGCTACAAAACTTATGGATGCAGGCGTAGACATGATCGTTGTAGACTCAATATCTGCTTTGCTACCAGCCATCTACTTTGAAAAAGATGGAAATGAAATGAAAGATTTGCAAGACACTAAGCAAATCGGCGCTGAAGCAAAGGATATGACTCACGCAGTCAAAATGTTAAACTATGCAAACAAAAACACATTACTTGTTCTCATCTCACAACAACGAAATCAATTTGGATCTATGCATGCTTCGCACATCCCCACAGGTGGCATGGCAGTCAAGTTCTTTTCTTCCACTGTCATTAAGCTCTGGTCGTCTGAGGCTGAAGCGAATGCTATTAAGGCTGGGATTAAAGTTGGCGACAAGATCATTGAGCAAAGAGTCGGAAGGCCAGTTAATTGGATTATTGATTACAACAAACTCGGCCCCCCAAATCTATCAGGACAATACGACTTTTACTACCAAGGGGAATCTCTTGGTGTAGATTATGTTGGAGAAACTTTAGATGTTGCTGAAATGGTTGGAGCAATTGAAAAGGGCGGAGCTTGGTATACTGTCAATGGAGAAAGACTTCAAGGACGTGCAAAAGCTGTTCAATATCTTCGTGATAATCCTGAAGTAGTTTTAAAACTACAGGAGGGTATCAATGCCAAATCTTGACGAATTTTTAAAACCACAGATCGAGCATAAGGAATATAATTTAGAAAAGCTTCCTGGGCTAAGAGCTTGCAACACATGTGACGAAGATGTTAATGGTGCGCTGTGGGATCCGATAGAGTTGGTAATGTCTTGGAGATGCTCCAAGGGTCATGAAACAGTATTTAAGGTGCAGTAGTGTCAGAAAGATCAGAAGTAAAAAGAGATGGTGCCAAAGCACAGAAGAATTCTGGACGTGGTGATTATCAAAAGGGCGATGCTAAATGGAAGATGTTTCTTGTAGACTACAAGGAAGCTTCAAAATCTTTTACTTTAAACAAGCCAGTATGGTCAAAGATTTGTACTGATACATTTAAAGTAAGTAGAGATATGCATCCAGCATTAAAGATTATTATAGGTGAGGATTCCAAAGTTCGACTTGGAATTATTGAATGGACTGTATTAGAAGAGCTAATGCAATTCTGGGAGGACAATCATGATTAAAGAAATATTTTTAACAACATTAACTGGAGCAGGAGTGGGTGCAATATTTGCATTGTTTAAACTTCCAGTTCCAGCCCCACCAGTATTTGCAGGAGTTATGGGTATTGTTGGTTTGTGGATTGGCTACGGATTAATTGCGAGAGCATTATAATGACTATGTTTTTATTAGGATTAATGTTGGGTTTTAGCGTCGGATACCCAATGGGATTGTTTATAGACAAATTAGATAAAAGGGTGAAGAATGGCAGAAGATAAAAATACACTAGAACTTATTAGTGACATAACTGAGTTTAACGACCTTCATGAGTTTATGAAGGACGAACATCTAGACAAAGCTTTGGCAGTTGTTGTAAAGCTTTTGATGAATCCAGATGTTCCATCTGCAAAGTCTCCTATGCTAATTATGGAGCTTCAGGCAATGTCTACTAAATTTGCTGTGCTTGCGTCTTACTATTCAACTATTGCAAAAGATAAAGCTGGCACAGAAAATAATAACAAAAAGAATATTTATTACTCTTTAAAAGAAGCCATCGACAAACTTGTAGATGCCCTTAAATATGTCGTTAGGTACAATTCATAATGGGAAGAGATATTGTAAAGAACCTTAAGTTTAAAAAGCATGCTGGAAAACATTTTGACCCAGAACGCTTTGCCAATCTACTAGACGAGGCATATAGAAATACAAAACGTGCAGACGGTGAGATGACAAAGAAGTCATTTAGCCCAAGCTCGCTTGGCTATGGACATGGAACCTGCCCAAGATACTGGTACATGGCATTTAGCGGAGCAATGTTTATTGATAATAACGATGCAGTTGCTGTTGCTAATATGGCACAGGGAACACAGGCTCACGAAAGGCTTCAGAATTTAATTAAGAGTATGCCAGAGTGGAGAGCGGAAGAAGAAGAGATCATTAATGAGTATCCTCCTATTCGTGGCTTCATTGACTTGATCATGGAGTATGATGGCGAAACTGTAATTGGTGAAATTAAAACGGCGAAGCAAGAAGTTTGGGATGCTAGACAGTCTGAGATGAAGTCTTCTGCTAACCACATGCTTCAACTCCTTACATACATGAAGCTAAAGAACGCTAAAGAGGGATTCTTTTTGTATGAAAATAAAAATACTCAGGAGATTCTTGTCATTCCAGTCTCAATGAATGAAAAAAATAAAAAGATAATTGAAGATACATTTTTATGGATGCAAGAAGTGTGGGACAATTTCCAAGACGGAGATCTTCCTATGCGTCCAGCAGGTGCAACAAAATCCAAAATGCCGTGCACCTATTGTCCAGTTAAGAAAGAATGTTATGCTGGACTTACTGGTACAGTTCAAATAGAAAAGTTTGAGATTCCAGTATTATGATATGCTCAAATAAAGAGTGTGGCAAAGAGTTCGAAATAAGAACCCATAATCAAAAGTATTGCTCTGATGAGTGTTGCCGAATTGCAACAAATAAAAGAATTATGGAAAAGTATTATGAGAAAAAGGCAATAAGAAACGGATCAATTGTAAGAACATGTAAAAAGTGTAAGACACGACTAAGCGTCTATCATAACCAGGATGTCTGCTCTGCTTGCGAAAAGTCTTTAAGCCTAGAGGCTCGTGAGAAATTGTTGAGGATGATAGATGACATTAGCTGATTTAGTAAAAGTTAAAGCAAACCGTGTCCTAGGTATTGATGCTTCTACCAATTCCGTAGCCTTTTGTTTAATGGAAAATGATAAACCTTTAAAATGGGGCAAGATAGAATTTAAAGGCAACGATATCTTTGAAAAAATTCACGATGCAAAAAATAAAATGCATGTAATGCTAGATGAATTAAAGAGTGATTATATTGTAGTTGAGGGTGCAGTACTTGTCAGATCACCTGATGCTGTGATAAAATTGTCTTATGTCTATGGAGTTGTTATTGCTGAGCTTATGTCTACTGGCGCTAAGGTTATTACAATTAGCCCTACCGCTTGGCAGGCGTACATTGGCAACAAAAATCCGACGAAAGATGAAAAGTCTGCAATAAGATTAGCCAATCCAGGATATGCAGATTCATGGTACAAAAATCAATTAAGAAATATGCGTAAGCAAAGAACCGTAGACTACTTTAATAAAAAGTATAATCTATCGCTAACAGATTTTGATGTTGCAGATTCATTCGGAATTGCACACTACTCTAATCAAATACTGACGGAGAGAAAATGATACCTAAAACTATTTTTCAAACCTACTCCTGCGCCTACGAAGATCTTCCTTCATACATTAAGAATTGTACAGACACATGGAAAGAAAGAAACCCAGACTTTGATTATGTTTATATGAGTGAAAAAGAATGTTATGAGTTTATTTTGAACAACTATAGTCAACGTCATGCAGATATTTATGCTGGGCTTACTCATAAGGCAATGAAAGGAGATTGGTGGAGATACCTTATTGTCAATAAGCTTGGCGGAGTTTACATGGACATAGACACTGTATGTCGCAAGCCATTGTCTTCAGTTTTGGATTTAGATAATGACTTTATAACATCTTTAGATTTAGTACCAGATGCTTTGTTTACGCAGTGGGGATTTGCTTCTAAATCAAATAGCCCCGTACTTGAAAATTTAATTAACCATGTATTAGATAATTATGACGAATATCCAGGAAATAAACAACTGATTGAAACAGACTTAACTGGACCAGTAGCATTTCAAAGATCAGTAGGGTCAGTACTTGGAGATAATATCCAGGTATTAATTAATTTGTGCAATATAGATCATTCCAAGCACCTAGATTTTGCAGAAGAAAATTCACAATCAATTGACCAAATTGTAGAAAGCTTTAACGATTTAGATCAGGTTAAGAGCAACAAGTTTAAATTATATTTTTGGACATTTAATAATGCTGCTAGGCATTTTACGTCGGCATGGAGATGGTCAGACCATACAATAGATGATAACATTATTAACAAAATGATAAAGCATAAATGCGATAACATTAATTATGAGTATGCAGACATTAAAATACATTTAAAAAAGCCATCATACAGCTCGTTTGGATTCAATTAGTATGGCTATGGATTTAATTGGACTTAACCCCATAGGAATAGAGGGAAGACATTTTAGAAGAAACATTAGGTCTTGGCATTACATGTGGGACGTAATATCAGCATTGTATCCAGACATTGCCAATAAAGTAGAGTATGCATATTCAAATGATGGTGACGGCTTAAATAGAGAAGATTGTCTAGCGTTAGCAGAACTTATTTCTTTAGAAATGGACAATGAAAGACAAGATCTTAAAACATATGTAAAAGAAAACTTTTCCAAGAACAATATAATTTCTCCAGACTTTACAGACTTTAATGATTTTCTAATTTTTCTTGAAGAGTGCGGAGGTTTTGAAATATGGTAAAGTTTTATCAAAGCAAAGAATGGCTATATAGAAGATACGTCGTTCAAAAGAAAACGGTAACAGAGATAGGTAAAGAGTGTGGAGTTTCTGCTATGACTATACAGAGATACTTAGAACAGTTTGGATTGATTAAAAAAAGATGACTAACCCAATAGCTTTTGATAATGTATATTTAAATGATGTGTGGGGATACAAAAGTGGACCAGGCTCTGACCCAACATTTGCTAAGCCTTGGATTGATCAAGTTAATTATTTCCTGTCAAGAAAAGATGTTAAGACTGTAATTGATATTGGTTGTGGAGACTGGAGAATAGGCAAATGCTTAAATCTAGAAGGCAAAGACTATACTGGTATAGATATTAGCTCAGTAATTTTAAAAGAAACCTCTTTAAACGCCACAGAAAATATTAAATTTATACACGGAGACTTTGAAACCTTAGAGACACACGATGCTGATCTAATAATAATTAAAGACGTACTACAACACTTGACAAACGCTTCTATATATAATATTATTAATAAAATTATGGGCAAAGCTAAGTATGCTTTAATTTGTGATGATTTAGATAGAGATAATAAAAGCAATAACAATGCAGATATTATGCCAGGACATCATAGATTTATAGATATATCTGCAGAACCATTTAACTTTAACTTTATACAGTTAGGATATTTTAAAGGCAAGAACATTAGTCTATATATTAGAGATGAGGAGCGGTAAATGTTGAAGCCAGTATATGAGGACGTAAGCAGGTTTGATTGCTCAGACCTATATTTAAGATCAGTTGGTGCGCCTTCTGGTTCTAAAATATGGTCAGCGTGTCACGAAATAGCCCACCTCCTAATTGAAAAGAATATATCATATGGAGACTCAGCTTTAAATCCTGCAAGAATATTTTCTTCGGCGGACCCAACAGAACAGTTAAAGGTTCGCATAGATGACAAGCTAAATAGAGTAATGAATAATCAAGGATATGCTGGGGATAATGATATCGATGATTTAATTGGATACTTGGTTCTATATAAAATTGCTAAAAGTCAGGTTGCAATTTCAGTCGACTAGAAGTATAATATATACATGACAGAATTAGAACCAGCGGTGCATTTTGATCGCATGAACAAGGTAGTTGAAGAGTTATTAAAGGGCAATACTCATAGTCAGATTGCAGCATCTACTGGATTCAAAAGAGCAGAAGTAATAGAGCTAATTAATGAATGGAAAGATGTCGTTCATAATGATGTTAGTTTAAGAGGTCGTGCAAAAGAAGCCATATCTGGAGCTGATCAGCACTATGCAATGCTCATTAAAGAGGCCTGGAAGACCGTAGAGGACGCAGATACACAGGGCCAACTAAGTGTTAAGGCTGGTGCTTTAAAGCTCATAGCAGACATTGAGACCAAGCGTATAGGCATGCTACAGTCTGTCGGGGTGCTTGAAAATAATGAACTGGCATCTCAAATTGCAGAGACAGAAAGAAAGCAGGAGATCCTTGTCGGTATATTAAAAGAGGTAACTGCAGGCTGTCCAAAATGTAAGATGGATGTTGCTAAAAGACTTTCACAAATTACTGGAATAGTAGAGGCAGTTGTTGTAGAGGACTCTAATGCCGTTTGATTTTGGCGACTTAATAGATTTACTTGATGGCGAAGAGTTTGAAGAAAAGCCAGTAGATCTTCGTGAGTTTGTTACAAGCCCAAATTATTTAGGGCTTCCTCCATTGTCAGATCTTCAATACACATTAATCGAAAAAAGCTCACAAATATATAAAGAGTCCACATTGATAAAATTGTTTGGAGAAGAAGAAGGAAAAAGAATTGCAAAACAAACTGCAACTGAAGTTATTGCACAGCTAGGCAAGGGAAGCGGAAAAGATTACTGCTCTACAATTGCAGTATCCTATATAGTATATTTACTATTGTGCCTAAAGGACCCAGCATCATATTATGGTAAGCCTCCAGGTGATGCAATTGATATCATTAATATTGCTATTAACTCACAACAAGCAAACAATGTTTTCTTTAAGGGATTTAAAACTAGAATTGAAAAGTCTCCATGGTTTATAGGTAAATACGATCCAAAGGCTTCTGAAATGAAGTTTGATAAAGCTGTTACAGTACACTCAGGTCACTCAGAAAGAGAAGCCTGGGAAGGATATAACGTTATTGTAGTTATTCTAGATGAGATATCAGGCTTTGCTATTGAAAATACAACAGGACACGATCAGGCTAAAACTGCTGACGCTATATATGATATGTATCGTGCATCCGTAGACTCTCGTTTTCCAGACTTTGGGAAAGTAATTCTTCTTTCATTTCCACGATTTAAAAATGACCCTATACAAAAATTTTATGAATCTGTAATTGGTGAAAAAGAAACTATAATTAGAACACATAAGTTTAAGATGGATGAAGATCTTCCAGATGGAACTGTTGGGAATGAGTTTGAGGTTGAGTGGGAAGAAGATCATATAAAGTCTTACCTTGTTCCAAAGGTGTATGCTTTAAAAAGACCAACTTGGGAAGTAAACCCAACAAGAAGTATTGAAGATTTTAAGACAGCATTCTACAAAAATAGTATGGACGCACTAGGTAGATTTGCTTGCATGCCTCCAGAAATGATTGATGCATTTTTTAAATCAAGAGAAAAAGTAGAGAAGGCATTTAATAACACAGGCATAGCCGTAGATCAGTTTGGAAGACTTGAAGAATGGTTCAAGCCAGACCCAGACAAAAAATATTTTCTTCACGTTGACTTGGCTCAAAAGCATGACCATTGTGCAGTTGCAATGGCACATGTTGATAGATGGGTAAACGTTAAAGTAACAAGCGATTATTCTCAGCCAGCTCCAATAGTGCATGTAGATGCTGTAAGGTATTGGACTCCTACCCCAGATAAATCTGTAGACTTTACTGAAGTAAAAGACTATATTCTTTCATTAAGAACAAGAGGATTTAATATAGGTGTCTGTACATTTGACCGATGGAACTCTCATGATATGATGCAGCAATTAAAACAGTATGGGATCAACACAGAAATTTTATCTGTGGCAAAAAAGCATTATGATGATATGGCAATGGTGGTATTAGAAGAAAGAATTAAAGGACCACATATACCACTTCTTATTGATGAATTGCTTCAGCTTAAGATAATGAGAGATAAAGTAGATCACCCAAGAAAGGGATCCAAGGACTTGGCTGACGCAGTTTGTGGATCAATATTTAATTCAATTAGCAGAACTAGACCAGATAATAATTCTGAAATAAATATTCATACTTATGAATCAATGAGTTATGATAATGACTTTAAGGTTGATGATAAAGAAACATCACTTAATATGATTAGGCCACCAAGAATGCCAGATAGGTTGTCGGAAGCGCTAGAGAGTATGGAGATAATATGAGCGAGTATCAGGAAAGAGCAAAGGAGTGTAAATGCTGTGGAAAGCATGTGCCCCTACCAACCGTGTTAAAAGATTTTAACGGTATTATTTTATGCCCAACAACCTTTGCTAACGTAATGGAATATAAAAGAATATGGAAGGCAATAGGAAGTAGGCCAAGCGGATCTATTAGAAAACATTTCTCTGAGTATGTTCAATCTCTAGTAGAAAATGAAGCTATTAATGAAGTTCAATGATGTTTTTAATACCAGGGTCCTTAATTCAATACATCCAGATTCGGTAGAAAGATTTTTATTTAACTTAGATTCAAATAGCGTTTTAAATAAAGAACGTGTACAAAAAATGTTTTATAATAATATAAGCAACGAAAATATAAAATATATACACACTCTAGGAAAATCTGGACACAAGAATGACAACATTACATATTCTTATAATAGCTTGGGATTTAGAGGCAAAGAGTTTGAGCCAGAAGAAGATTTAGTTATTGCTGGGTGCTCTCAAACTTTTGGAATGGGGCTAGAAGAAAATTATATATGGGGAAATGTAGTAGCAGACAGTCTTGGATATAAGGCTTCAAATATTTCTATGCCAGGTGCATCAACTGAATCAATTATAAATAACATATATGCTTATTTTAAAGAGTATGGTCACCCTAAAATGCTACTAGCTCTTTTCCCAGACATGTATAGATTTCAAATACCAACTAATAGAAAATATATAACATCTTCCTCTATTAAAAATGAAGGACCAGAACCTTACGAACAACCGTACATGACTTACCTGTACCTTGATAAACAAGAGCAAAGCAAGAAACCCAAGTACCAAAAAATTCCTTTTGATTTAGAAGAAATTATAACACCAGAAATTGCTTTTTTTTATAACATGAAAAGCATTATTATTTTAAACCAATATTGTAATGCATTGGGCATCAAATTTTATTGGGCTAGCTGGAGGCCAGAACTAGATATTGCTATAACAAAGATTAAATCTGATTCTAAAGACTACGAAAACTATGTATCATTAGACATATTTAATTGGTACACAAAGCACTCATTTGAAGAAGACCCATTCGGGGTTGAAAAAAATTTAATAGAGTCGGCATATTATCATAAAGATTACGCCTTAGATTGCTATAATTGCTATAATGAACAAGAGTGTGACATGATCGTTAATTGCCATGAGGAATTATTTGAATCTAATAAAAATTTGTTTCATCATGGAAATGACCGTGCACATATAGGCTCACATAAACATCAACACATAGCAGAAAAATTTATTGAAAGGATAAAGAATGAATAGAATAACATTTACTACTTTTTATATTATAGAAAAAATCAAAAGAAAAATAAAGACTAAAAAATATAAAAAAAGAAATAGCGGGTTTATGTACTAATGATTATCCTAGGGATAAATGAGACTTCTCACGATGCTTCTGTGTCTTTAATTAAGGATGGCCAAATACTTTTTGCAGGACATGCAGAAAGATATAGCAAAGAAAAGAATGATTGGTACATAAATGATGATCTCCTTAAAGATGCTTTTTCTTATGGGTTTCCAGACCACATAGCATACTATGAGAAGCCTCTTTTAAAAGCATCTAGATTATTTTTAAAAGGAGGATCTGGAGATTGGCTTCCAAGATATAAAGTAGATAATATTTTTGGCAGACCGCTACCAGTAAAATCATTCAAGCATCACTACTCCCATGCTTGTGCTGGGTATTATACTAGCCCATATACAGACGCAGCTATTGTTGTGCTTGATGCTATTGGAGAATATAATACTTCAACCATCTGGGTTGGAGAAGGAGAAAAAATTAAATTAAAGTATAAGCAAAATTACCCAGTAAGCTTTGGACTTTTTTATTCGGCATTTACAGAGCTATTAGAATTAATGCCAAATCAAGAAGAGTATATTATGATGGGAATGGCAGCTTATGGAAATCCAGATAGATATTTTAATCAAGTGAATGATTATTTCCCAGAATACAATAAGCAAAGATATAATTTTCACAAAGGAATAAAAGATTTTGATTGGGGCCACGTCCCTTGTTTTGCTGGGACAGAAGGTACAGGATACGTTGGAGAATGGTTCCAGCAAAGAAAATTTGATTTAGCTGCGGCAGTACAAAAGGTATACGAACTAAGGCTTAGCGAGTTTATGCACATGGCATATACAATTACTGGTAAAAAGAATTTAGTTTTCATGGGAGGTTGTGCTTTAAATAGCAAAGCAAATACAATGCTCTGGAATATATTTAAAGATGTTTGGATCATGCCAAACCCAGGAGACGCTGGAAGCTCATTAGGAGCAGCATTAGCACTATACGGTAAACACATAGAGTGGAAAGGTCCATATTTAGGACACGACATTGGTGGGAAGTATCCAGTTCAAAAAATTTTTGATGGCATATTAAAAGATGGTATAGTTGCTGTTGCTTCAGGAAGGGCGGAATATGGCCCAAGAGCTTTAGGAAATAGAAGTATCCTTGCTGACCCTAGAGATCCAAACATTAAAGACAAAGTAAATCTAATAAAACAAAGAGAGATGTTTAGGCCATTTGCGCCAGTAGTATTAGAAGAGTTTGCCAGCGAATGGTTTGATATGAATTTTGCATCTCCATATATGCAATACACTGTTAAATGTAAATATCCAGACAAGGTGCCATCTGTAGTTCATGTAGACGGAACATCTAGAGTTCAAACAGTCAATAGGGATCAGCATCCAGGCCTGCACATGGTTTTAAGAAAGTTTTACTGGGAAACTGGAATCCCAATGCTATTGAATACTAGCTTAAATATAAAAGGACAGCCATTGTTAAATGATAAACAAGATGCTATTGACTGGCAGGAGCATTATAGATATAATATACTAACTAGCAACAATAGCTTAGTTGGTTAAAGCCCCGAACTCATAATTCGGTAATCGTAGGTTCAAGTCCTACTTGTTGCACACAGGAGGTGCTATGTTTAATACACATATGGGTGACAATGAAAGCTTGCTGGACGCAATGATCCATAAGCCAAGTCATTTTTTTAATGTGTCAGAACACACCAAATTTTTATTATATGATAACTCTTTAGTTAAAGATACGCCTAAAGAAGTAAATCCTGCTGTGTTTAGAAAGAATCAAATATCATACAGGATGAACAGAAAAAATTATAGGTCCCCCGATTTTCACAAAGACACAGAGATTCTTTTTGCTGGCTGCTCTTTAACTTATGGGGACGGAATTCCAGAAGAGTTTGTATGGCCTAGCATTGTTGCAAGAGATCTTAATTTAACCTATGCTAATTTGGGATTATCTGGGGATTCGGTTTACGGACAAGTAAAAAGAATATTTGCTTACTTTAAAGAATTTGGACATCCTAAATATCTATACGCCGTTTTCCCAGATTTTTATAGGATGGTTATACCAATAAATAGAAAAGTATTTACTACTGGAAATTCTATAAGAGAATTAAAGGAAAGAAAAGATAATGATTATAATGAATTTATTTTAAAGAATGCTTTTATTCCAGGCACTATAGATAAAAACTTTAAGATGTCTATTCGCCCCCATGTAGCAGAGCATGTATTAAACCCAGAGATACCTCATTTTTTGTCTGCACAAAGCATACTTATGCTGGACACATACTGTGAAGCCGTAGGTATTAAATTTGCTTGGTCTACATGGGATCAAAAACAATTCATGGTGCTAAAATCATTAGGAGAAAACTACTATAAAAACTTAATAGATATAGACATGGAGTCATGGGAAATATGCTATAGTCCAATAGAAGACAAGTATAAGAAAAATGGAGAACAGATCTTCTGCCATAACGAGTTAAAAGATATAAGCAGGGGGTTTTTTGATTTAGGTATGGATAGAGATTATGGAATTAAATCAGCTCATTGGGGATCTCATAGGCATCAGCACGTAGCTGATATCATTAAAAGTCATGTATTGAAATGGATTAATAATGGATGAAATAATGCAACATTACCTAGAAATAGGTGCAATTGAAATTTCTGGTGTGGATAGTGATGGAGAAATGCTGTTTTCTATTACTGAAAAGGCCAAGGAAGTTGCTCCAGAGCTATGGGAGTCTCACCAAGAGCATATAGATAAAACCCTTATCGATCTTTATGAAAAAGGGCTTATTGAGGTAGAGTATAATGAAAACCTAGAGGCTGAAATAAAATTAAGCGAAGCTGGCATTGAAGCATCAAGAGAATACGGTTTAAGGTTTTTAGGAGAATAGTTAATGTTTAGTTATCAGGGCTGGAAATTTGACACTATAGAATCAATACCATACCCAGAAGAGAACTTTGAAATCATTAAGGTTACTAACTTAAGGAACAGAGAGTCTATATCCTATGGCTCTGTAATTGAAGAGCCTGCCTTTATGATGCCAGCCAACGCACACCTGTGGCATTTTGTGCAAGAGGGCCTAGCTCAGTATGAAGTTATAGCCAATAAAATTCCATCAGTTAAGTTATTTTTGCACGACATACATATTGGAACCGTAACAGAAAAATTTTTAAGTATTGAAAATTATTGTAAAATAAAAGGAAAGAATTTTAAATACATTAAAGATTTGTCTAATATTTATAGTCACGATAAAAAAGTATACATTACACACAGCAGGACTATTCTTATCAAGGAAGCATATTTTATTAACGATACACTAAGATTAATAGACAGAGATTTAGTGCTTCAAGGTAATATTGTGCCCTACTGGGTAGAAGCAACAGATGCTGACGGTAACTGGATTGAGGGAGAAGAGTATAAAAAAGCTTCCCCTTATTTTAATCAAGACTGCGTATACGATAGATGGCAGATGGACGGACTGCACCTTGTAAAAGATAGATTGAGTCCTTATATAAAAGAAAATAATGAGTCTTATAAAAAAATATATATTAGCAGAGAAGATGTAAATAAAATGTGGTCGCAATTGTCCCCAGAGAGAGCCTTTGCGGAGGAGCATATCTTGGTTGACTATTTTATTTCACAGGGGTATAATAAGGTTGTACTGACTAACTATGATTACATAGATCAAATTAATATTATTTTTAATGCTACTCATATTGCTGGTCTTACTGGTTCTGGTTTATTTAATACCTTTTTATGTAAACCTGGCACTACCGTAATTGAAATAAACGTAAGCGGTGGATACTATTGGTCTTATGAATATTTTAAAGAATTTAATATAAAAGTTAAAACGGCAGAACTAAGATGGAGAAAAGATTACACTGCAGTATTGTCAAAGAAAAACATGGATAAATTAAAAGAACTGGTAGAAAATAATGATTAATATAGTTGTTCCGCTAGCTGGAGAAGGAACTAGATTTTCTTCTGCTGGCTTCAAAACTCCAAAGCCCTTAATAGTTGTTGATGGCAAAACTATGATAGAGCATTCTGTAGAGACCCTTGGTATTAAGGGCAGGTATATTTTTATAACAAAAGAGTATAAAAACAATTTATATAACATTGAGCTGTCTTCTATTATTAAAAGGATAATGCCAGATGCAATTGAAATAAAAGTTGATAAAAAACAACGTGGTGCTGCAGATGCCGTAATGTATGCAGAAAAATATATAGATAACAAAAGCAGTTTAATAACAATTAATTGCGATCAAATTTTAAACTGGGATGCGGAAGAGTTTCTTAAGCATGTTGAAGATTCTGGTGCTGACGGTGCAGTAGTTTTATTTAAAGCCGACGATCCAAAACATAGCTATGCAGAAGTTATAGACAATAAGATTATAAAGATTGTTGAAAAAGAAGTGATATCTAATGACGCATTAATTGGAGTACACTACTGGAAACACGGTTCAGATTTTGTTGCTTCGGCAAAAGAGCTTTTAAACGTAGACGGCCCAAATGAAGTATACATATCTCAAACGTACTCCGCTATGTTAAAAAATGGCAAGACGATATCTCCATTTTTTATTCCAAATAACGACTATATTAATTTAGGAACACCAGAAGACGTAACAATTTATTTGGGCAAGGTTAAAGAATTTTATACCGACAAGCCAAAAACAATATTCTGCGATATAGACGGTACAATTATAAAGCACCTACACAAGTTCAGCGACCTTGGTAAATTTGATGCAGAAATTTTGCCAGGGGTAATCAATAAGTTTAATGAGTGGGATTCAAAAGGATATAAGATTATTTTAACAACTGCTAGGAAAGAGTCAGCAAGAGCAATTACAGAAAAACATTTAAATGGGCTGGGGCTATGCTGGGACATGTTAATAATGGGAGTTACAAGCGGACAAAGAGTTTTAATAAATGATAAGCTAAACTATAAAGATCCAGATAGAGCAACATCTATTAACTTAATTACAAATGACGGGTTTGAATCAACATACTGGGAAGAGTACGGTCTATGAAGCTTTCAAGATTAGAAGATACTGTTGGAGGATGGTTCGTAGGAAATTTTGATAAGGCGGCATACAGAACAGATGCATGTGAGGTATCCTATAAGTATCATCATAAGGGCGAGCATTGGCCCACACACTACCAAGAAAAGGTAATGGAGATTAACCTAATGGTTCGTGGTCAAATGAGAATGCAAGATAAGATACTTTTATCTGGAGACATTTTTATTATATATCCTTATGAAATAGCTGACCCAGAATTTATTACTGACTGTGAAGTTGTTTGCGTAAAGGTACCTGGAATTACAAATGACAAAGTGGTGGTTGAAAAGATATGAGACTTATATCCCATAGAGGTAATTTATCTGGGCCAAATCCTGAAAAAGAAAATAGCCCAGAGTATATAAAAATAGCTTATGACTTAGGGTATGATGTAGAGATAGATCTTTGGTCTAATGACACAGAAATGTTTTTAGGTCACGATGAACCACAATATAAAATAGATTATGAGTTTATAAACTCAATGTCTGATAGATTATGGGTGCACTGCAAAAATTTAGAAGCCCTATATTGTTGCGAGTTTCTGCTTAAAAATGTGAATTATTTTTGGCATCAATCAGATGACTTTACTTTAACTAGCAAGAACATAATATGGACATATCCAGGAAAATACTTAACTCCAAACTCTGTTCTGGTGATGCCAGAACTTAATAAGTTTGCTGATGTCGGGCCAGACGTGTACGGTATTTGTACAGATAAGGTTATAGAAGTAAAGGAAATGCTAGATGTCATACCAGTTTCCTGAAAGATGGAAAGCTGAATCAGTAGAGGTCATAGACACATCTGAATCCTTTGGCAAAATATTTAAGCTGTCCAACGTATCATATACAGATAAATCTCATAAAGAAACAATACATGTACCAGGAAAAACTTTTATTGGCTTGGCAGATGCTTATATATGGCATTTTTTATACGATTCAATTGCCCAGTTATGTTATTTAAAAACTAAGATTAATGATTTAAATGCGTTTTTTATTTCTCCAGCAGCTATGATAAACGGAACTAAGAATGAATTTTTAGAGCAAAATAAATATATGAGTTTTCATATAAAGTCAGATACAATTAGAAAAATACAGCCACACAAATATTTTGAAGACTTATTTGAAATATTTGTCACCCAAGAAAATATGTATAATCTAGAAAGTTGTAATTTTACTTTTGAGGAAGTGTATTTTGTCTATGATAACGTTAGATATTTTAATAGAATACAAGACTTATTAAGTACTGGTAGGCATTGGTTTGGAGTTCCATATGCATACTGGATTAATAGTTCATGGGAGTCTCGTGCTCACATTACTAGAGCAATTTTTCCAGAAACATGGTGGAGAAGCATAGGCATATTAGAAATGAGAAATATATTTTTAAAAAAATTAAAAGATGTTAATATAGAAACGCCTAAAAAAATATTTTTATCTAGAAAAGATGCCAACGAAAGATATAAGGAAAAGGGATTAGGTCCTAGTTTTGATAGGTATTGTAGCGATGAAATAAATGAAGTTATAGAAGAATTTTTTATTTCCAAAGGCTATCATTCTATAATTTTAGAGGGTATGGGATACCTAGAGCAGTTAAATTATTTTAAAAATGCTACACATATTGCTGGAGTTATCGGATCTTCATTTTGCCAAACACTTGTATGTAATCCATCTGCAATAGTTTCTCAAATAATGGTAAATAAAAGATATGATTTTACCTATCAATTTATTTCAGAGATGGCGGGGTATTATCTTAATGACATAGATCTAAGGTCGGTTTATCCAGATCTTAATAAAATAAAATTAATTTTAGAAACAAAATATGGATTTATTGAGGCTTTAGATAGGAGCAGAAACTATGAGATATAATGAGGTTAATGCAATAGACATAATCCCAGTTAACTCATCTGCATTTTGCATGAGGATTCCTAGAGTAAAATTTAAATCTTTACAGGCCAGAACGCCTACAAGCATATATTATAATTTTGTATACCCAGAAGAACATGATCCCAATTTAGAGATTACTGAGCAAAGAGACGTATTTGTTATTCCGTATGTTGAAAAATATTATCATAACTTTTTAGAGCTTATTCCAAAGATATTATTTTTAAAAAATATTAACCCAAATTTTAGATTAATAGTAGTTGCAAACAAGGAGTCTGAAGTTAACGCAAAAACTGGCATCTTTTATGGATGGGAAAAGGGAAAGGATGACAACAACCATAACCTAAGCAATATAAAAGAGTTTTTAGATATGTCTGGAATAAGGTATTTATGTACATACTCTAGGTCAGATTTTTTTCAAAATATGGTAGCCCAATCAGCATACATATTCTTTGACTTTAAAAAAAATATTGGAAGAAATCGTCCAAGCTTTTATCCAAAGAATTATGATTTCCCAAACTCGTACCCATTTCACGCAACCACAGCTCAGACCACAGAATCATTAATGCCATATCTTGAGATATTGCATGGAATAATAAATGAAAGTATATCTGGAAATAGAAGTATATATGTGTCTAGAAAAAATTTTCCAGAAAGACAATTAGATAATGAAGAAGCTTTAGAGAAGTTTATGATTGATTCTGGATACGAAATACATCATTTTGAAACAATGTCAATAGTTGATCAATTAAAATTAGTAAAAGAGTGCAAGAGAATAGTTATTTTAAATGGATCTTCAGCAGTTAACTGCATGTTTGCTAACCCAGGCACAGAGGTTTTTGTTTTTAATAATGGGGCTGACATAGTAGGTCTTTACGAAAAGGCTTGCGAGGAGTATAATATACAATACAACTTCATAGAAATGCCAGACAACAATGCAGAATGGATAATTAAATATCTAAAAGAAAACAAACTTAATAAGCCTTTGTAGCTCAGAGGACAGAGCAGGACTCTTCTAAGGTCTTGGTCGCAGGTTCGACTCCTGCCAAGGGCACAAGGCCCCTGTAGCCCAGTGGCAGAGGCACACGACTTAAAATCGTGAAAGCGTTGGTTCGAATCCAACCAGGGGCACAATTGGAGATTAGCTCAGCAGGCAGAGCGGGAAGCTGTTAACTTCTAGGTCATAGGTTCGAATCCTATATCTCCAGCAAATGCTAAACAGTTTTATTTAGTCTTCTTCTGGAGTCCATGAAGGACCCTCAAGCCATTTACCAATAGACTCTTTAGATCTATCCTTAACATGTTCTAAATATTCTGCGCTTTTGTAATTATAAAATGTTCCAGGCGCATGTTCTGTCTTTGTTGCAAAACAAGAAAACGCATATCTAATTCCAGAAGTTACTGGCTTTGTTCCATGATAGTATGGAGATTCGGCTCCATGTATTACAACGTCGCCAGGTTCTGGCTTGTATATTAATTCTCCAGGCATGCATTCAATCTCGGCATTTGGTTTTAATGTTCCGTCTGCTAAAAATGCTGGATAAAAAACTTCTCCGCCTTCAAATTCAGATAAATATGTTACAACCCCATAATCAATAAGGCTACAGGTTCCGTATGTGTCTTCTTGTGTAAGCTCGTGAGCCTTATCTTTTCCTGGGTTATCAGCATGTATAAACATTCCTTCGTGACCCACTCTGGAAGTAATTACCTGAGCCTGTGGATTAATTACGTAGTCTGGGTAAAGCAACTCTGATACATGCTCCCACAGATCTATAATTCCAGGAACGGGTGGGCTCATTTTATCGTCATACCAAGGTATAGCGTTGCCTTCTTCTTGAAAGAGCTCTGGATTAAAGGTATCTAATATGGCTGAAAACCTATCGCACATTTCTCTAGGGACATATCCCTTAAAGACATAAATGCCGTCAGTTATTTGGATGCAATCTGGTCTATTGTAGAACATGAATTAATTATACCATGATCAAAATCCTTTCTAGGCGACCACTTTTTTAATAAAAAAAATGCTATAATACATATATATGCCATAGAGCATAAGCAATAATTTTAAAGGAGAACAACATGTCAAGTAATATACACCCAAATGCAGCGAAGGTGGTAGCAGCAGCAAAGAAGTATGCAGATGAAGGATACTCAGAGGGACCAAACAACGATACAATTTTTGGAAAGCGCTATGGAATGAATAATCAACCATGGTGTGCAATGTTTGTTTCAGGATGCTTTGATGATGCAGGACTAGTTCACCTAGTTGCAGCTTCAACCAAAAAGGGCTTTGCATCATGCGATGCAGGAGCACAGTGGTTTGCAAAGAACAAGAGAATTGTTCCAATTGGACAAGCACAAGCTGGTGACGTAGTATTCTTTAACTTTGATAAGACTCCTACAGATACAGAGCATGTTGGAATTGTTGTTAAGAATGACGGAAAGAATCTTCATTGCTATGAAGGAAACACAAGCGGAAACGCAAAAGGATCTCAAGCTAACGGAGACGGTGTATTTCTTAAGAAGAGAGCATACAGCTTAGTAATGTCAGTTGCTCGCCCAGATTGGGATGCAGCTCCAAAGGCTGCGGCTGCAGCTCCTGCAAAAAAGGCAGCAGTAAAAGCGCCAGCAAAGAAGAAGTAAATGCTTCATAGATGGTTGCCAAATCCAGACAACAGTATAGATTATAACTATTTAGATATCGATACTCATAATGGCCCATTTTGCGACATATGCAGAAAATTTTTTTGTATGATATGCGACGACCTATCTCTTTTAAAGTGCGAAGAAGATCCAGATCCTAGCATAGAGTGGTCTCCAATAGGTGGAGAACTTGCAATGGCAATAATAAATAGAAAAGGTCACAATGAATAAAGTAGAATTAGGTCCAGACATTTGGGCAATTGAAGGTTTTTTATCTAAAGAAGAATTAGATCAGCTTGTAGAGTTGGCAGAATCAAAGACTCAAGAAGATTGGGAGTATCAGTATAACTTTGATATTTCACAGGCCGCCTCACAAGATGGTAAATTTAAAAAGGGTGACCCAGAATTTGATGAAGCAGTAAAAAAGAAAAATGTATTTTGGGATGACAAAATGTTAGCGATATCTTTTCCAGAGCTAAGAAAAATTCTTACAAAGAGAACGCTAGACGCATTTGATAACCAGTATAGAATAAATGAAATAGCAAGAATTCAAAGACAATATCCTGGAACAGAATTAAAGGTTCACCATGATCAGGGATACGATATGACTTTATTAAGAGCCGTTATCATTTACCTTAATGATGATTATGATGGTGGAGAACTTTACTTTACACAGCATAATTTAAAGGTTAAGCCAAAGGCTGGAACCCTAGTTACATTCCCAGGAACCGATGAATACTTGCATGGAGTGGCAAATGTATTGCCAGGCAAAACACGATATGTAATTAGCACATTTGCTTTTTCTAAGGATTAATACAATGAATATATCAATAATTGGAAATGGATTTATTGCATCATCATTAATAGAAGTTATTGAAGATTACAATAAAAAAGAAGAAGCAAACATAATAAACATTAATAACGTGCTTGTTAGAAACCCTTCTAGATATAGCAATGTAGCAGAATATATGACTACTGATTTAGAAGACATTCTTCAAAACCAAAGCGATATTGTTATAGATCTTAGCAATAACATAAAGTTTTCTTTAGATACATTGCCTAAAATTGCTGCTGCTGGTAAATCTATAATGGTACTAGGTAAAGTTTTTCTTTCAGAGCACGGTAAATTTCTATCTAACTTAGAAAAAGAATATGGCATAAAGGTTTTAATAGGAGGCTGTATTTCTGCTGACCTTCCACTTAACATATCAGATTCTAATCCAATGTATTATCCAGGAGTTAATTACATTGAAAAAAGAGGGAATAGCTCTGACCAAGTCTGTACTGCAATTTTTGAAGAACTCATATATTTCTATAGCAAGTAATATGATATAATTATACTAGGATGCCCAATAGGGGTCCTAATATAACTTATTCGCTTGAAAGGGGAATAAAATGGTAACACAATTTGCTATGGATCTTTTTAGAGATCCATTTTTTATTGGCTTTAATCGTGAGTTAGAAAGAATGGCTAATGTGCACAATGCTGCATCTCGTCAATCTTATCCTCCATATGATGTATTAAAGCTAGATGATGACACATACAGAGTGTCACTTGCAGTAGCAGGATTTACAAAGGAAGATATTGATCTATCAGTAGACAATGGAACCCTTGTAGTATCTGGAGAAATCACAGAAATTACCGATGCAGAAGTTTTGCATAAAGGAATTGCTGCCCGTAAGTTTACAAGGTCTTTTGCCCTTGGAGAGTATATGGAAGTCTCTACTGCATCCCTAAAGGACGGAATGCTTCATATTGATATTGATCGCATTATTCCTGAAGACAAAAAGCCAAAAACAATTAAAATCAAATAAGGTATAATAGTACTGTCCCATCGGATGGGATATCGGGCTAATAGTTACGCCTTAGGATGGACCTGAGCATGTCCTCAAACTGCTCTTTAAATTTAGGGAGACACATGTTTGAATACAGGGTTAAGCAGGTAACAAAGGTAGTGGACGGAGATACTATTGATGTTGATATTGATCTTGGTTTTAGCATATCTTACTCTCAAAGATTAAGACTAGCTGGAATAGATACACCAGAGTCTAGAACATCAGACAGGTTTGAAAAAACACTTGGAGTTGAATCAAAGGATTATTTAAAGCATAAGTTAAAGGATGCTAAGGATGTAGTTGTAAGAACAGAAAAGCCAGACAGCTCAGAAAAGTATGGCAGAATACTTGGTTGGGTTTATGTTGATGGCAACACAAAATCAGTTAATGAACAAATGATTGAAGATGGATATGCATGGGGATACATGGGAGAAACTAAGGTCAAAGATTTTGCTGCCTTAGCTGAAAAGAGAAAAAAGAGCGGCAAGTAATGCCAGTATACGAATACAAATGTAGATTAGATGAAGCACATGCTTTGTTATCAGTAACAAGATCCATATCAGATTCAGATCCAGGATACAGATGTGAAGAATGTAATTCAGAAATGATAAGACATTTTAGTCCATTTGGTATACAGTTTAAAGGTAACGGCTTTTATAAAACAGATAATCCTAGTTAATTTTAACTAACATTCTGCTATAATTACTAAGTAAGCAAAAATATTGCATTACTTAGGAGATACCTAGTTGACTAGAAAGTTACAGTATTTTTTAACCAGCCTTTTTATAATCGGCTGGCTTTTCCTTTTTGGGCCCAGCATAGCAAATGCTGATGAGCCAACAGTTCAAGTAACTCCAGCTAATCCTTCTTCAGATACCGCCACAGCAACCACTCCTATTACAGTTGAAATAGTTGCAGATAAGGTTGAAGCGGCAGCAGAGACATTGCAGGCAGCAGCAGAAACACAAGCA